ATTTGTTTATGACCTTTTCGATTTTCGTCTATTAACTTTGTTTGATCTTTTACCTCCCCATTTAACACATGATTGTGATATTGATCTTCTCAATGATTTTCCAATTGATCTTCTCGATGATTTTTTACCTCCCCATTTAACAAATGATTGTGATCTTCTTATTGATCTTCTCATTGATTTTTTTCCTCCGGATTGAATTGTCGAAGGTGAAGAACCAGCCGTATATGCATGTGGGTTGGCAACAACCCCTCCTGTAGGTAAAGTAGATTGTTGTGTTCCAATAGCAGTTGCCCCATATCCTGCTGCCCCAATATTATCACCACTGTAATTATCAGGAGTCGATTCAAAATTACTTCCACTCATTATTTATTATATAATATACCCCATATTTTTTACTAAATTGTATTATTATATAAATAATGTTGTAGATTCTTCATTATATGTTATTTTTTTTCTAAATTCTTTGCATAAACGAACGAGTAAAAATAAATTTGCTAAAGTAATAAATATAAAAAAAACATTATATATACAAATAAACCATATATAAGGATATATTTCGTCATATATTATATTTACTATTGGTTTAACAATTTCTTTTGACATTTTTTTAATGTCTTCTTTTCTGAAAAATGATGAAAAAAACCCGTTTTTATTTTCAAATATATTCATATTATAATCAAATAATTATTACAAATAACGAAAAGAATAACTGATTAAAACCGCAGAATATTTATAAATATAATTGTAAATATCAAATAAGTGGTATGGAGAAGGTATGTAGAAGGGTATTTATGGATGTATAGAAATACACCATCCACATATGTCTATATGTACCTTCATATTCGACTATAAACATTGGTCATGGGACATAGCTTGGTATGACAGTAGTTACGGCAACATTTTATTAATAAAATAATTAAATGTTTTTTCGGATATAGGGTCTATATTAGATTCGTCTTTTAATGTTTTACAATGATTCGTGTTTTTTTTTGATAAATATCCAGCAGGAACTCCTAAATCGGTAAAACGAGAAGATGTATTTTTACCCCCCGACTTTTTTAAAGAACAATTAATATCATTTATTAAAATACATCCTTCCACTGTAGATTTTATATATGATTTACTTGACATTAATATTATATATATGTAATTATTTATTTACAACATCTAAACATATTGAAACAAGTTACAGTTGCAACTTCAATAGTTTCTTCAATAAATGGAATATTTGTTTTTACACCTTTTAACATTTCAAACGCCGATTTTTATATAGTTCAAATTATATAAAAATTATTTGTAATTTTTCTTTACTTTTCTTGTTTTATTCGTTGGAACATATTTTTCTGGTCGTTGATAAGCACCCTTAAATATATTTTCATATTTTTCTTTCGGTATTTCACTTATTACTTTTTGGATATTTTCTTTTAGGTTATTATACTTTAATCCATCTAATTTTTGTAATCTCGATTTCAACACACTAAAATAATTTTCTATTGAATTTGTGAAATGTTGATAAGGAACAGAATATAAAATATTGTTATGTTTATTTATCAATGTTTTTATTCTTTCGTTTCTATGCGCGGAAGCATTATCTAAAATAATTAATTTATTCCTTAATTTACTTGTAATATTGTGTTCTAAAAAATCAATTAACCTATATGTGTTTATTCCACCTTTTTCATATAAATCCCAATGCATTATACCATTCACAGAAATAGCAAATACACCAGTATATTTTTTGAATACTTCCTGTGATTGTGTTTTTATTACACATCGTTTTCCTTTATTGCTATAACAATGATTTCGTTTTTGCAAAGATTTTATACTTATTTCGTCAATACAAATAATATCTTCTATTTTGTATTTTTTGACTTCTTCATAAAATTCTTTTATTTTTGAGTTTATATCGATATCTTTTCCAAATCGTTTGGTTGGTTCGTGTCTTATTCTTGTAAGTTTCAAAGTAATATTATTATCGCGAACAACTCTAAAAAGTTGCATAGTGCTTATATCCGCAGTTTTATATTTGTTTTTAGTTTTTCATGTAATTCTTGTAATGTGATTGTTTTATTTTTATTTATTTCATCTACTAAAAATTTGACATATTCTTTTTTAACTTTATAAGCAACTGGTTTTCTATAATGAATATTTACATTTCCATCATTTTTATATCTTTCTACCCAACTCATTAAACTTCTTGGAGAACATTTGAAAATCTTACAAACCTCTTCTTGTGTTTTATCTTCCACTAAATAATATTGAACTGCTGTTAATTTATAATCATTGCTTTTATGAGTAGGCATTATACAATATTTGATTATAAAATTGATTTGTAGTATAAAATTTATTTACATATTAAATATAGAATGGAAAATAATATTGTGCGCAAATATCCTGCAGCAAAAGATGAACGAGTATATAAAGATAGATATAATAAAGAAGATTTTGAAAAATATAAAGAAATTACAAAATCAATGGAAAAATATGAAAAATGGAAAATAGGGATAAACCATAAAACGAACAGAAAAATTAAAATTGGAGGAAAAACACACAAACAATTAGGTTATGAAAATTTCTATATTGAACACAAAACATCACCATATAGCTCTACCTATATACTATTCACTGAACTTGATGGCATTAACATTGAAACATATATTAAAGAAACCGAAAAAATAAAAAAGAAATAGAAGATTATAATTTAAAAGTGTATGAGATTATTTGTAAAATAAAATTATTAGAAAAATGGGAGGAATATATTTTATTTGAAGGAACAAAATATGGAATACCATATGTATATAAGAATACACATAGGGAAAATAATTGTTTGGGTTTAATTATTGAAGATTACTATGAAAGATGTAGTTGTCATTGTTGCGAAGATTGGGGAGGTTGTAGTAATCCAACAGGAACTCAATATTATAAATGTAAAAAATGTAATTATAAATATGGTGACTATAAAATTTATTCAAAAATTTATAAAGGTAAATAATTTATTCATTATGTTTCTTTGTTTCGCAATGTCGTGTAAATAATATTTCTGCGTATGTTCCAAAATCACATTTATCACAATAATATTTGAATTCTTTTTTTCTATCTTCTTTTGTTGAATGGTGAGTTAAACAATGAACTTTCATACAAGTTAAATTATTTGTTTTATATTCACAATACTTACATTTGGGTTCTAATATCTTATCACTTCTTGTTTTTCTTTTTCCATTATTTTTATGTTTTTCACTTTCCATATGTTGCTTCCAGTGTGCAGGATACACACATTTATAATTACATACTTCACAATTATATTTCATTTCTGTTTCATTAGATATTTCCATTTATTTATAAATACACTAATTATAAATAAATTGTGTTTAAATAATTTACGTTAAAATAACTTTAAAAAATAAAATAATTATAATATATATAAAATGAAAGTTAAGAAAAAGAAAAAGGAGGAATTCCAAGAATTCATGAATAATGAAAAGCCCGCTTACAAAACTTTCAAAATTCCACTAAAAACGATTTTACTAAATCGTGATACAACACAACCACTAATAAACCATTTGGTTTTTGAAATGAATGATTTGGTTATTCATACTTACCAATTTATTCGTTTGTATGTTTTAGAAAAATATACCAAAAATCAACCATTACCAAACATAGACGAAATATTTATTTTGTATTGTATCAAAACATTAAGAACTCGTGATAATAGAGGAAAGAAAGGAAAGGATACAGAACTTTTGGAAACATTAGAGCAATTCTATAAAACGGAATACCAACCTTTACTAAACCACGAAAAAACTAATTTGAAAAATACCACTTTTTTATTGCCTTATTTAGCAACACAAATTCATACTTCTTTACATAATAATTTTCAAGAACATTTTATCCAACACTTTTTACGATTTATTAACAAAACTACAAATCAAATCACAGAAGATAAGTCAATATTATTTCAATTCAAAAATAAATGTTTGTCGTTAGAAGAAACCGATTTTATATTTGATGATTGGAAAAATACACATCTTCCTAATATTTTACCAACTGAAATTAAAAAATCAATTCACTATGATATTAAGGTTAGACCATTTGAATATTTGAAAGGAATGTTGTATATGAACACTGTATTGGAAAAACAAGAAAATAAATTATTTCAACCATTACCATTACGAAACAATATTATTCCAAAGCATATTATTTTAGATACTGCTTCTATTATAAATTTATTTTGTCCTGAAAAAGACAAAGATGGAAATAAAACGAAGAAGGGCGAATTATTAAGTAATGTAAAAGAAAACCAAAAAGAAGTATGGTACAATTTTTTGGATTTGAAAAATAAAATATTCAAAAATAAATATTATCAGTTTCATAACCAAATACAAACAGATGGTATTAGTTGTTGTTTGCTTTTTATTAGGAATGATTTGAAAGATAAAAAATGGGGAAGTAAAGTTCCTGTATTACAAGAACAAGATTTTCATACTATAGAAGATTTAACCAAAGAACAATTAGATACACTTAAAGATAGAAATATAGTTGGATGCGACCCTGGTAAGCATTCATTAGTTTATATGATTGATAAAAATGGTAATAAGTTAGAATATACCGCATCACAAAGAAAAATAGAAAGTTATGGAAAACGAAACCAAAGAATATTATTACAAGAAAAGAAGAAACACAAAATTATAGAAAAAGAAACAAGATTATCAATACAAAATAGCAAATCAGTCAATTATCATAAATTCAAAGTGTATCTTGTAGAAAAAGATAAGTTAAATAAAGAAACTATAGAATTTTATAAGAAAGAAGTTTGGAGAAAAATGAAATTTCGTCAATATAGTTATGGCAAGAAAAGCATTGATACGTTTTTGAATAAAATAAAAGAAACATTTGGAGAAAATATACTAATTGGTTATGGAAATTGGAGTAGGTCTTCACAAATGAAATACACTATGCCTACAATGAATAAAGGATTAAGAAAATTAATTCATAAAAAGTATGATACAATAACTATTAATGAATTTTATACATCTAAAAAGTGTTATGAATGTAGAAAAGAGTTAAACCATTATAAAGATAAAAATGGAGAAGAAATTTACAGATTATTCACTTGTTCTAATTGCGTGAGTTGCGAAAACAAAAATGTCGTATTTAGAACAAGGGATAAGAATTCTGCAATAAACATACTGAAATTAACTGAATGTTGGATACATAACCAAACAAGACCAGTAGAATTTCAGTTTCAAGCACCGTCTTTCACCTGTGGAAACAAAAATGCAGGGTTAAGTAAGACAATCGGCGTTAAGAAATAACAAAATAAGCACGCCTATTGATTTTACATTTTGTAATTATTTTTTATGTCGTAAAAACGGCGTTTGAAATGTTAAAAGGTGTAATAAACTGAATGAAAAATCAACAACAGGTCTTAATGTTTCTTTTGTAGTATTGTCATTAAATAATACATTGGATTCAATCAATGCATCTAATGTAAATTGAACACAATTTATAATATTGACATTTTTACAATTAAAATCATCCTTGTAAATAGCGCAAATTATATGTATAATTTGAGGTATATCACAGACTTCTATTTTTTTTTTTTCAAAATATCATTAATCTGCAAAGATACTTTTTCAAATGTAGCAGGACTTTCAATTATCATCTGTTTTATAAAGGATACTTCTTTTTCATTAAATATAATTGCCTCTTTCACTTCAATATTTATAATTGCTTTCTGTAAATATTCAACTATATTACACCGACCAAAAAGAAAAATGAGACAAAATATAGTTATGATTTATATATTTTATAACTATGTTTCAAGTAATTTGTTAAATGTTCTTTTGTTATTTTCTTTTCTAAAATATTAGAAATCACTTTATAAATATCTTCATATGTATTTGGACTTTCTTTTTTTATGTAGTGCTTTAACTGACTAAAGAACTCTTCTATTATGTTGGTTTCATGATGGTAAGGGACTGAATATATATATTAATGATTATTATCATCTTCTATAGTTTGTCTTATTATTTTTGATTTA